GAGCCTCACCGAAAAGCCGGGACGGGTAAAAACGAATGGTCATTGCCAGAACTCCACTTTGACAAATCGCCGCTTAAACCGCGCTAACGGAAGAAACGTTACGTTAGAGCCTGGATTGCATTCCGCCACATGCAGCAGGCCATCAATACTGACGACAATCCCCACATGGGTGACGGTTGATCCGGAATAGCAGGCCACCCCGGCGCCTTCGCAGGGCTCGCAGCGTTCCAGGGGGAGCATCATTCGACGCGCCTCCCGGTCGAGGCCGCCGTCGTCTTTCGTGACCCCGGCAAAATCAGGCCAGAGAGGCAAGCCCAAATCCCGGCGTATCTCGTTCACAATGCCGAAGCAGTCGAGCTGCGGATATACGCGACCGCCCTTCAGCCAGGCGACTGAACGGTATTTATCAGGGATGAACATAGTTAATCTCCAGTCAGAATCACTGGTTAAAAATCAGGATGTTTAAATGGTCAGAGCCTGGTTATGTTGGATACTCTGTCGCTATGTGCGGACATAGCGAGCAAAGAGGGCTGATTAAAAGGACTGAAAATGAAATACAAACATCTATCCGTCTACCTGTATCAGGGCGACACAGTAGAAATTTCCTTCAGGTTTAAAACAAATATCTATTTGATGAATAGCCGCGAATTTATGGCACTTCAGGCTGGCATGCACCCTGCGGGCAAAAATGGTCAATTCACTCATTCCCCGGCACGGCTGATTGCGCCAGCCAGCGGCAACTGGCACATAGTGATGTTCGGAGGTGACGATCCTGCCGATGCAAGGCAAATGGTAAAAGTCATTCCGAAGCGTAAGTGATATTTTCTGCCGGAATTTCTTCGAAAAATGCCCCATCGTTATTCCGGTAGAATTTCCTGCTTGCTATGGCTGCTCGTTCAGCCCAGTTCAGAGCGGAAATGATTTTTTCTATTGTGCCATCTTCGAAAAACTCACGACAACTTACTGTCGTTCCGGCGCTGTTTTCATCGGGAACTGCCCAGACAACCTTGCCATCTAATTCGATAAGGATCCGCATGCAGGAATGAGGTTGTGCTGTCTCGCTATTGCGCCTAATTATCTTGATTTGTGGATCGCAGTCTCCGTTAATGCCATCCTGAAGGCTGCGTGAAAGATTTAAAATTGGGTTTCCTGTTCTGTATTTTTTCATTTCGATTCCTTAGCTGATGTAACGTAGTCCGGGGAAGACAGGGAGCGTGTAGCGGTAACGCGGCCAGGCCATATCGAGGACATTCATATAGCCCGCAGTGATCTGAACCTCTGTTGCCGTCCAGTAACCCGACTTGATTTTCAGCGTATACGGTACCGCCGCAGGCGCGGCTAAATCCGTGGAGATAAAACTGCGGTATGTCAGCGATGCAGGCAACCTGTTAGCCAGGGCATTGCGGATCGTCGTGGACACAACACCATCAACATTGCACAGGGCGAATTTCAAATCTTGCGTACCGTCCGCGTTGCGCGCTGGCAGCGCAATGTCAATCGCGCAGGCGGTAAACGTTACGGTATCGCCGCTCTCCGTCGTCGCCGTAATATCCTCGTACCCCTGGCACAGGTAGTGAACATCTGAGCCAACGGTGATCTGCAGCGTTTCAATGATCACCTCCGGCCCGCTGCTGGCATAGAGCCTGTTAAGCCTTGTCATGATTTTTA